ACATATCCAACATATACCTTGCCATTCACACCATCGTTGAGCAACCTCAATTGATTATTTGTTCCTTCTACATAGTCGTACTGCAACCTTCGTCCAGCAAAACCTGTATCAACTTGACCTACAACTACAAGGTTTGCACCAAGAGAATCGTAAGTTGTGATAGGTACTGTAATCAATGAGTCTACTACATCAACCTCTTGCATTGCATCGAGACGTACACCAAAGGTTGTTCCAGAGGAATCCTTCCTTGTGAGGTCCATCTTTACAGCAAATACGTGTCCTATTCCTTTGAGAAAGAACAGAGCGTATGTATCATAAATGTACATACCAACAACATCGTTGCTGAACGTCCACTTACTCCACGAGCTTTGTACTTTCTTATTTCCCTGCCAGTAATATTCGTACACATATACAGTTTGTTTGTCTTCATTAGTCTGACACATCAAGATATTAAGGTTAGTCGAAGCAGCCATCTTGACTACCTGTCCTGCTAAATATCTGTCAACCTGTTGTGTATTTAATGTAGCAGTTGTATTATCAGTCTGTTGTTCTATGAAGAACTCTCTGATACCTGCAAACTCTCCATACGCTGTAGGAAAGAACACATTTGTACCAGATGGTACAGGAGATGCCAACAACTCAGAATCAAAGCTGGAGGTTGCTGGCAGTGCTACTGTGTCGTTATCAATGGCTTCTGAACCATCGATTACGAACTGTGTGTTATCACTGAATACAACTAATGACTTGTTGAACAGCACCATACGCCTAAGAGTGGACACTAGGTTCTCACTCGAAGCAAGGTCAATAGGATCAGCTTTGTTGTTAGTAGTTGCTGTTTCCTTATAGAAGTTGAAATAATCACGAGAGCGGCTCATAATTACGTTTTCATCTACAAGTAGTACAAGTCTATCTTGGAATGTTCCTATATCATTTACACCAAATCCTATGAATGATCGTTGTGGATTACTTGCATCATCTCCACATCTGCGAGGAATCCACCCATCCATATTGGGAAGGTCTTCGTCGAAACCATCTACAGCAGGACCAAACTTGAATGTTCCATCAGCTTTTCTTAGAAGAATATGTGGCATAGTCTCAGGATCAACACCTTCGATCAAATTAGGTGCGAGACTCTCTTTCCATTTACCCTTGCCTTCTTCTGACTCAGGGTCTTCATTAAATTTCAACCAATAGTTATTGAAGTCATCGCCAGATTTACCTGTGACCTCAATAACATATCCATCAACACATCTATTCGGAAGGTCTGTGTACTTTGCTACATGCTTAGTAAGCACAATCATATCCTGTTCATTGTTGCCATCGTGTCCACCAATTGTGAACTCTCCATGACCAATTCTCTGGATTATGATTGCAGAACCTTTCATAGTGACAGTCCAACCCTCTGCACTTGTAAGAGCAGCGTTTAGACCTGTGTACAATTCAGTAGCAATGTTATCAGCAGATATATCAACTTCATGTGCTGCATCAGAGGAATCTCTAGTTGTGTACGTGATTGTGGTATTGACTGGTGTATCATCTATCTTGGTCCAAGTTACAGACACAATATAATTGCGCGAGTAGTTACCCTTTTTACAGTGTACTATAGCCTCTGGGTTACGACCCGGTGACTTTGTGGTTGACTCTGCAATAGGTTTCACTCTATTAGCAATGAATGTTACATCAGCAATAGTATGAAAACTGATCTCTTCAGATGGTACAATACCTGTGTTAAGATAATCAGGGTTTGTTACAGAGACAGTACGCTCTACCCAATCCTTGTCAAACACACGCAAGTTACCACCTTGCTCAATTACAACAAGATATTCCTCATCATCACCTCGTTCGTAATGATATATAGCAGCGTTCTCAGGATTAACTGCCGGTATTTTAGCTAACAACTCTGTACCGCCTCTACGAGTAAGACCATCGGAAGCACTGGATGACCAGTTTATTTGCTCCCATGCCTGTCCCGGTAATCTCTGAAACTCTGGTTGCTGAGACACACCTTGAATCAATGCTCCTGTAGAGCCAGTTTCTAAAGTCATAGTTACCAACTCCTTCCGGGCATACCACCAAAGAACATAATAGCTCTGGGAGAACTGAATATGTTAGTATCCATATTGCGTATATGACTCTTCTTGAGCATATTTCCCAATTTGAGAGCTTTGTCACTCAGGCGTTGAATAGTAAGTTTATCTCCATCCATACCACCAACAAAATCAACTGAAGCTTGTGCTACGATCAACTGATATGCAGTCCAAGGCAGTTCTTCCCATTCTACATCGAATACGATATCAACATTAACAATCTCATCGATTTGAAAAGTTCTATTGATAGCATCGTACAACTTTCCATCTCGTTGTACATACTTATCAGACGTATTCGTGGAATCAAGCTCAAGTGTATTTGGAGGAATAGGGACAGTACCATTGTCAGCAGGAGACAGTGGAAAGTCCTTCTCGTAATTAAACCACCAGCCAACACTCAAGACTTCTGCTCTTGCAGTTTCAAGAACTACACGGGCTGCTGATACATCGGCGTTAGTGATTTCTAAATCGTTGACAGGTACATCCCCGATAGCTACGAGGAGAACATTGACAGCATCCAATTCAGATTGTTTCATTATTACTCCTTGTGCAATAAAAACCCAGAAGCATCCACGAGGGACACCTCCGGGTGTTATAAGTCTATGTGCAATTATGCAGAGAGCAGGACACCAGCTTCGGCAACCATGTAGGGAGCACAGCCGAAGGCGTAGTAGGAATCAACGTACCACAGCAAGTCCTTCTTATCGTAGTGGACAAGAGAGGTCAGTTCAATGGCACGAGCAGCCAGCAGAGCGTCTTTGGTCATGAGCAGACCCTTGGTCTTCGCCATCTCAGCAGTGATCTCGTAATCAGCACCCATAAGAGGAGAAGCGTCAACAGCGGAGGGCAGAGTCCACGACTTTTCAACAGGAAGGCCGAACGCCTTGACGACACGACCAGCAGCGTAATCACCACCACCCTGAGAGTAGTCGGAGTTAATCAGCTTGTCGTGATTGAGCAGAGTGTAATACTGCTCGACGGGCAGGAACAGTCGCATATCTTCAACCGGGACTTCCTTCTTCTCGATGTCGATAATGAGCTTTTCAATACCAGACATCAACTTGTCGGGATCGCTCTCGTCACCTGCAACAGAGAAGGTGTACTTGGTGCCACCGGGGAAGTTGTCATCACCAGTGATACCGAACTTGTTGGCAGATTCAAGTGCAGCCTTGACAGACATAACCTGAGTAGCTTCGTCGAAGTTACGAGCAAGCTTTCGACCCTGTTCGCCGGGAACGCGGTCACGAGTGTTGATAGCATCCTGCACCTGATCGAGCAGCGCGAACGCAACACGAGACAGAATAACCTTATCAACAGTGACGGAGGTACGGCCACGCTTGGTCTGAGAGACAGTCGGGGTTTCACCGGGAGTCACAACCTGCAAACCGGGCTGACCGAGTGCATCGGTGGACAGAGTGTCAGTTCCAGTAAGCTTTTCAACCGAGAGGAACGACTCCATACGAGCAGCCTTCTGGTAGGCCAGAGCTACCTTACCGTTGAATTTCTCAATGTGGAGAGCGTCGATATCACCAGTGCCATTTGCCTGTGCGGGGCGAGTAATGTTAACAGCCATGTAATTATATCCTTTTGTTAGAGAGTTGTATTAGATACCAGCGTTAATACCTTTGGAACGCCGGTTGTCAATTTCATTTTGAAATGCCATATCATTCATGTATTTTGTGTGGTCAGGATTGGTTGGGTTGGAAATGATGTCATGATATGCTTCTGCTGTAATAGCTCCACCTACTACCTTCTGGGCAGTAACAGAGCCATCTGCGTTGATAAGCTTGTGAACATCTCCACCATTATAATCCATGTCACGCTTGATTGCGTTCAACAGAGCTTTGCGAGAGAACAAGGTTCCAGTCTGGAGGGTGGCCGCAATTTCTTTACGCCTATCCAGATCGTAATTCTCATTGATAAAAGCTACAGCTTCATCAAAAGCAACTTTACCATCTTCGTTATCAAAAACCTTTGCAGCAGTATCAAGAGTTTCACTGTCTCGCTTCTCAAGCTTTGCAGCTGCCTCTTCCTTTGCTTTTACAGCATCGGAGTTCTGTCTTGTGAGACTATCCAAATATGCAACATGCTCACCCTTCAAAGCAGCAAGATGCGCATCAACCATTCCAGCAGGAAGCACCTGTTTCAATGCAGTAATAGTGTCCTCAGAGAGATCACCCTTATTCTGCCAGAACTCACGATTGATTACGTCTTGGTCGAAGCCAAGATTTGCAAGTTCCTTATACATACCGGCTTCTTTGTCGCACATCGGGACAGGGATTTCGCAACCCTCGACCTTCTCGTACATGGAACCTTTGGCATCCTTGAATTGAACACCACTTTCAGCTTCCTCAAATGCCTCTGGAGTCCACTCAACAGCGTCACCGTCTTCGGCGTCCTCTGAGTTATCTTTCGAGTCTCCATCTTCGGCATCTGCTCCTTCTTCTCCTTCACTCGCGTTAGAGTCGTCAGTAACTTCATTGTTATCTGCGCCGAGTTCCTCAGTTTCAGAGGAGGAGGTAGCTTCGTTTTCTTCATTCAAAAGTGCTTCACCATCAATAACCGATACTGCACCTTCCACACCGTTAGTGTCAGTATTTACATTCACGTTTTCATCAGCCATAATTTATCCTTGATTTCTACCCATCATAGCTGAACCTGCTTTTACAGCGGTATCAGCCAATTCAGGAAGTGGTGTTTTACCAGCAGAGGCAGCTACGCCTTGGATACCAGCACCCATCATCTCAGCCGCGATTTGCTGCTGTTGTGCGAGGGCTGCTTCCTCCTGCTGTTGTTCAACTGGTTTCAAGAACTTGGTATACTCGACTCCACGCGATGTAGCACTAAAGGCCATATACGCACGAGCATCGAACTGTGCAAGGAAATCATCTGGCAACTCCTTCAAGAGTGCAAGGTCTTGCAGCCACAACTGGAGAGACTCCAGATCAGCTTGTCGTCCGAGAGCTTCAAGTCCGGTCACAATCATAGGCTCAATAGCTTGCCCTGCAATATTCGCATCTATTTGCTGTAGAAGGAAATTAGCATATGGAAGCTGGAGATCAACAGCCAAGGTAGAATATACTCCACCATGTGATGTCTCAAGTTCGTGAGCCTGAATACGAATCTCTTGTGCAGTAACTCGTTCAGCATCACGAGTAGCAGCAGAGTTGAGAAGGAATGTCATTCCAATCTCACGCTCATAATGCTCCAATCGTGACTGCAAGAACTGCCACACAGAAGAGTTCGTAGTATCAACCATCCTCACAGAGCCTTCCTCACCGTAGTGATATGTGCCTGTAGGAGAGTTGGTAAGTTCATCAATGTCAATACCAGAGTTAGGATCGACAAGGAATTTCAAATCAGATGCGGCAATGACACCTTCAGCTAGAGCCATACTAATCATATTAGCGGCATGGAAGTTGCCCTTATTATCCTCTACAAGACCGCGCCCGTAGTGTTCCTTACGAATAGAGTTCCACCTAAGAGGAATCCATCGTAAGTTTTCTTTCTTAATCCAAGACTCACCCTCTACAGCGAACTTGTCCAACGCCTGATGAACGTAGTATCGACCCTCTTTGAATCGAATACGAGTATACAAATCAGTTGTTTCAAGTTCTGGAGCTTCACCTTTCTCTTCCTTACCGGACTCCTTACGAAGTACCTCACGAAGTTCAGGTTCCAGAGTTGAGATATCCTTCCGATCTTTTGTAATGATTTCAATTACATCACCAGAAGGATCGCGAAGTACAACGTAGTCTGCTAGAGAGTACGCTTGAATGTTTCCCTCTTTAGGGATATAAAGCAAAGCGTTACCTGAGATAATCAAGTGTTTCAGTGCTTCTAGAATTGCGGTACGAGATCGATTTCGTTCAAACTGTTTAATAGCAGCTTCACGTTCCATCTGTCCAAACGCAAATTCAATGTTAGTTTTTGTTTCACCAGTAGCTTGCATGATCTCCATCATAGTCTTCTCAGAGACATCTTGACGGAAGAAGGGCCGACCAGCAGGGAACATCGCAAGCATGTACTTATTGGAAAGGTGGTTCACTGCTCGTGCGCCAACGCTCGTCCAAGACTGCTCAGAGTCACTGGAACCAGTATCACCTCCCTGTTCATCAACACCTATGTAAAGATACGGCAAAGTCCACGTAGCGTAGTCCTCAGCGCGTCTCAGGTATGGATCACGAAGGTTTTGTAACTGATTATATCGGTCCTTAATCTTGGACTGCTGAAACTCAATCTTGGATGATTCAGCCATTAGTCCTCCATTATCCTACGTTGATACCGGATGTTACACCAGCACCAACCGTAGCAGGATCAAGCGATCCCACATCTACACGAAGATCACGTTTACCCAACTGAGCCTTACGTTTCTTCTCTTCCTCAGAGATACCCAACTCAGGGGCAACAGTCTCTTGCACAGTAGCAGGGGCAGCAGGTGCCGGTTGCCGTGCAGGAGCAGGTGCGGGTGCTGACCCGCCTCCCATACACATAGATATTATCCTCCAATTTTAAACTGTTCATCACCTGATTGAAGGATACCCATTTGATTCTCAATGGTGAGTATAACCTTGTTGGCACCAATAGTTTCGCACATCTTTTGTACGTCAATTGTTGCATCCATCAAATCTTGATAGAAGTATCCTCTCAACCATTTCATTTGTTGCTTTGTAAACGCTGGCATCTTGGAGAGAGGAAACTTAGCATTAGCCATTACAGAACTCCTCTTCCAACAAATCAGGGTCTATAGCAATAGATATTAACTGCTCCCTCATTTCACTATCAAGAGGTATACCCTGTTTTACTATTTCAATAGCTTCAGCAAGAATTGACCTATCAAGGTACTCCTGCAAAAGCTCTTGTGCATCATCCATGAATTACTCTCCAAGTATTACTACTAAG